AATTTTTATGGTAGTTTTTACTTTATAATTTTTATTTTGATTTTTATATGTTTTTGCATATTTTTATTCGGATTTTTATTATTTTTGTGATTTTTATATTTTTTATGTGGTTTTGTAATAAATATAATGCCATGAATGGCCGGAATCGCACATATTTTCGATCAATTAGCATAGGCGGTACCTGCCATACCTGCCATGACACGTAATACGTTATATGAGCGGGCATAGACACGGACTTTAGCGGTGGCAGTTCCGGCAACAGTGTTGGAGGAAAGGACAAGCTGTAAAGTAGCGTTATCGATACGTGAGAAGTTGCATTGGCCTGAAGGTTGGTGCTCTTCAGGCTTTAATGCGAAAGAATATACGTTGATACCGGTATCAGGGGCACGGGTATGGTGTTGGAAAGGTTGTACTTGGTCGAAGTATGTTCCTTCACGTTCAGAGAAACGGTCTTGTCCGTTAAGTTGTAACTTGGCAGTGACAACTGGATTTTCACCCCAGCAGTGCATGTCTAAAGCAGTTTCAGCAAGGACGAATGCACCAGCATCAGATACAGTGGAACCAGAAGGAGCGCCACCAAATTGGTCCTTTTCGAATGGCTGTAATCCAGAAGTATTCCATGTTTGTCCTCCAGTTCCAGAAGTGGCATCGAATGCACCTGGCATTTGGAATAATCCAGATGAGTTGATGAAGGCAGTTGAACCTTGAACTTCGGTTGGGCCAGAGAATGCATGGATGGCATTTGGAAGGGCATCAAGGGAATCGGTATAGTTGAATGGCTGAGCACCAAGAGTGTTGAATAATTGAGTGGCACCTAAGAAAGATGCGCAATAATCAACGTTGGAATCAGGTTGAACAACCCATACAAGCTCCTTACATGGGTGATTGAAGTTAAGCTTGATTTTGTTGGAAGATGAACCGACTGATTCATCACCAGTGAATTGAAGTTGTTCAATTAAGTATTCATGAGGGTTTTGTGCCATCTTTCTGCGCTCATCGGTATCTAAGAAGATATAGTCGATGTAAAGAGAAGCAGCAACAAGGGATTGTTGGTAGGCAGTGGTGACTTGGGCATTGGCACCGGCAGATGGGTTAAGAGAACCAACTGCCCATAAACATTCACCTAGAGGACGGATATCTAAGTTGAATTTAACTTCGTGGTACTGTACGAACCACTTAAACCCCCTCTTTCGAGGTATTTATCAGCATTTTCATAATAACTCAACTTATTATATGAAAACATAGCTGGGGACTAGACTATATCTTAAGCCATAATGGAAGTTGATTAAACTTCTATGACCCAAAACCATTTAGTCGTTGAACCTTCTCCATACTCTTATCATAATGAGGTTAGGAGCTTGGCTGCGGATTATCCACTTCTTAAGAAACCTACGGTTTCTTAACAACTTCCCTTTCGAAAAATTATTAGAAACTGTTAATTTTTTAATCATACACGACATTTTTACCATACCTGAGTTCTATTCTCAGCCACTATCATGTTTCCATAATAGTTTGGTAGTCAGTGTCTTTAGGAACTTCCCGCAATTTGGTCTTGTCGCCGCATGTTGCCTTAGCAACATGCGACTAGCACCTGGGTATGATTCATCATAGATGAATCCCGAGACCACAACATTTTTTCCCCAAAGTAGTTCTCGGATACTTTAGGATGAGTGCTTTTCTGCCCTACAGATTTTAAGGCAATAAGTGGTAATGCTAGACCAGGATTCTGGCAAAACCAGAATTGAAGAGGAATGTAAAGGGTGGTTTCAGGAAGAGCGTTTCTTGGTGCGCAAACTTGTCCTGGACCTGAACCTGCAGAACATGGTCCGTTGATGGCAGCGAAGGTTGGGTCGGTGATATAAGTTAATTGGGTGGTGTGACCAATCATCTTGAAGTATCCACGTTTTTGTTCTTCGGTCATGGTTAATTGGGTCCAGATGTGCATCCAATCACCATATTGACGGTCAATACGTTGTCCTCCAATTTCAACTTCAACTTGGGAAATTAATTGTTCTCCAATGTAGTCTAACCAACGGGCATATACGGATGAACCAGTAGCAGCCATAGATTGGTTGATTTCAGGAAGAGTGGTTTGTAAGTAAGTGCGGTACATTAAATCTCCGTTTCTGGAGACAATGGCAGTTACACGACGACCGAAATCAGCTTGGCCTTGGAAAGTTTGTTCAATACTTTCCATAGCGAAGTTGGTATGTCTTCTGAAACTAACTTTCCAGAAAGTGATATCTGGGTTGCCTGTTAAGGCTTGGTCTTGAACACCATAAGCGACGATTTGCATAAGAGCACCAGCCATTTTTGAGTATTTGTAAAGCGAAAACGAAAGACAAATATATTCTGTCATAAGATTTTGCCTAAACCTTTTTGGCTTTCCGTTCCTTTTTTTCCCAAATTCCGTTTCTACCTCCATTCCCGGATTTTGTCAGTAAGGGGCAGTGGATTATTAATATAATCTATCATAAAAACTTCTATCAACCTCCCGAAAATATTCGTCGCTAGATATACATTTTCAAGCAAGTGCGTTTGAATTTGGGAAAAAATGAATTTTAGGCGTTTTGAAAAATCATTGGAAGAATGGTTTTAGAAAGGATATAGAATCTATTGGTAGATATAGGGTATCAGAACGTTTTTCGTAAAATTCCCAAATATATTTCAATAACGCGTTTTATTTGAACTTTTTATTTTCTTTTTATTTAGGCATTTTGCACCCAATTTTTTTCCACATTTTTTCAACTTACAAATTTATAAATCGAAGTCTGAAACCAATTACGAAAAATGTCTTCGAATAAAAATTCGCCCAAAATAGCATTAGATGAAATATATCCATTGCCTATTCCATTACCTCCACCTCCTATAACCAGGAAAAAAAAGAAACCACCAATACCTCCACAATATACGATTAAATCCATTGACGAAAAACATAATGAAATCATGTCACAATTCAGTGAAATGGATGAAACGCAAATACCAGAATGGAAAAAGAGATATCAAATATTAAAGAAAAAGATACATTATTATGTTCCAGAATGGGATGGGAAAATGGGGGTATCTGTTTTTGCATTAGAAAATCATAAATTACAAGAAAAGGTGTATGGATGGAAAGATGAAATGGATATAATCCGAGACCAAATCAAAGAATATGAAAATAATAAAAAGAAATATATCATTGACAATGCGGATTTTATCTTTAAATATTTTGAAGATAAAAAACAAATATCTTCTGTTACCAAACTCTCCCAAAAATCATCCGACAAAGAAGAAGAAGGGGGTAATAGAATAATCGAAGAAGAAAGTAAAAATCGGAAATTATTGAATGATTTTTTCAATATTCAGAAACGGAAAAAGGGGGGTGAAAAAATAGGCATGGAAATGGGTGACGATTCATTGAATAGTGGTTGTGGAGGGGCCATAGATAAATCATCTACTGTCCAAAAACGTAAAATGCATACCTATTGGAAAAATGTGTGTGATGAAATCCCCAATTTACAGGAATATGCACTTTCGGCGGAAATATGTACGAATTGTGGCAAGGGAGAATATATTATCAATGAAGAAGAGGGGACGTATAATTGCCATTTTTGTGGTCATTTTATTTTACAATATGTCAATACCCCCAAACATTTTAATAATGAGGCACCAGGCGAAGTGACCTATACTACCTATGACCGCTTGATACATTTCAAAGAAATTCTGTCGCAATTTCAGGCCAAAGAGACGACCAAAATCCCAGAAGAAATGGTGAAAAATATTGCCAATCGAATTCGCAAAGAACGTATCAAAGATATTTCGGAAATTGATTATGATAAAATGCGGGATATTTTGCGGACATTGGGATATAATCATTATTTCGAACATATTCAATTAATTAATTCGATTTTCGGTATTGAACCTCCGCAAATGGACAAAGAATTATATGATACATTATGTGTGCTTTTTATGGAAACACGGAAACCATGGGCGCTCTATTGCCCACCGAATCGTACCAATTTTTTCAATTATACCTATGTCCTATATCAATTATGTGTGTTATTGGGACAATATCAATATTTACCTTTTATTCCGATGATGAAAGACCCGAAAAAACGTTTGAATATGGATGTGATTTGGAAACAATTATGCGAACATTTGGATTGGGAATATATTGCTTCGCCGAATTAGTTTTATTGGATTGGGTTGATGGGAATTTAGGGGGGGTTATAGATGGAATGTTTGAAAGCAATGTAAATATATAATGTTCAAATTTATTAGTAAATGTTGTTTTATTAATAAATAGGATATAAAAATACATGATGAAAATGAAAAAAAAACCAGAGATAATAAAATGACTACACGAATTGTGCCTATAACACAAGAAAATATTAAAAAAGTGGAAAACAAAGAATCAAGTTTAACGAATGAAGATATTAACCGAAAATTATTAATACATGAATTACGTACGCCAATGAATAATATTTCGATGGCGACGATGGATATGGAAAAACAATCTATCAATAAAGATTTGAAAAAAGATATTAATTATATTAAACGTAGTTTATCTTTTATCGAGGAAATAATTACCAAATTTGCACAGCCGGAAAATGGGGAATTGGCGTTGAATAAATTGGAACCTTATAAATTATCAATCTTGGTGAAACGCGTTGAAAATATATTATTCAAGATGTTAGAAGAAAATGTCTCTTTTTATACAAATATAAGTGAAGATATTTATGATTTTTATTATTTGGATAGATACAATATAAAACATTGTATTATTAATTTGGTGAAAAATGCAATCAAATATCGGAATCGAACACGTCAAACTGAAATTAGCATTGATATTGATAAAATAATAGAGATTCGAAAATCATTTATAAGCGAAGATGACCCTTTGACCATGTTGCTTTTGAAAACCATTCAGAAAGATGAAGAAGAAAATGAAAAATGGGTATGGGAAAATAATAATACAAGTAATTATGAATCCATACAAATAACGATTTCGGATAATAATGAACCTATCCCGAAACATATAAAAGATAAATTATTTGTCATATTTAATTCCACAAGTGAATCGGGCTTGGGATTATATATTTGTAAAACGTTATTGGAATTACATAATGGTAAAATACGTCATGAATATATCTATCCAATTGGGAATAAATTTATTATCACGATTCAATTCAAAGAAGTCAAAAAAAGAACGAAATCGATATTAAATATGATAAAAGATAATGAGAGTGTGATTTCATCTGAAAATGAAGATATTTCTACAGAACAAATACGTCCTTCTGAACCTATTGAACCTTTGGACCGAGGAATAATCCAATTGGTCAATAACAATTTGGAAATTTTAGAAATGGAAAATATCGTAACAGAGTCCAAAAAATCGGCTTTGATAGTAGATGATAGTTTGATTTCCTTAAAAATGATGCGAAATCTATTAATGGATACCAAAATATTTGAAAACGTATGGATTGTAGAAAAGGGAAAAGATGTTTTGGAAATGTTGAAAAAACATCCTACAATTAAGGTGGTATTTATTGATAAACATATGCCTAACATGAATGGATGTGATTTGGCTTCGAAAATTCGTAAAAATGGGTATCAGCATTTATTGATTGGGATAACTGGAGATGATTTGGAGATAGATTCTTTTAAATTATCTGGAGTAGATTATGTTTTACAAAAGCCAATTAATAAAAAGAAATTATCGGTTATTATGGATATTATTTTACATCATACTTGAACATATTGGGGTTATTGATTTGAAGAATTA